GTTATCTTATAGGCTCTATTCCTAGTGAAGACCATGGTAAAAGTCTCAGTGGATATAGTCCCAGTAACTGTATCATCAAATGTAACGAAGCTTAAGGCGCCGTACTGATGGGGGTTGGCAGGCTCAGAGAAGAAGACCTTATCATCTACAGCAAGGTAGAATACGCTATTTCTTTCTGTTAAGTATCTCCCAGACTCAGGCTTACCTGCAGCAGAGGCTAAATTATATTGCTCATTAAGAAGTATATCCTGATCAGGAGTATCATCTATATACTCAAAGTCACCATTATTAGCCCAGCGATCAAGAGTCCCTGAAAGATAATACACAGATCCACCATCTACCGTACGCCACACTTCTAAATCAGCGGCATAATCAGGTATGTTAGCATCAAAGCCAGTTAGAACAATCGTCCCCAAGTCATCACCTGTTACTGTAAATTCAGTAACATCTGTAGTAGAGAATGGGGCACTTCTAAAACCATCTGCAGTAACCCAAGTATAAAACCATTTATAAGAAGAATCAGTAGGGAATCTTCCTCCGGGCACTCCTTGTGATGCCGTTGCTTTATTCGTAGGACTATCTATTCCAAGGTAGCCAAGACTAGAATCTAACTCCCCTGTGATATTATCTGACCAATAAAACACACCGCCATACTTGATTACAGATCTAGTTCCTGTTTGATATATCAATCCCGGATCAGGAATATCTAAAGCAACTGGAGAATTAGCACTAGAGATAGAGCCATTCTGAATTTTACAATTTCGTAAATCTTTTGCAAAGTTTGGCTGAAGTAAGTGAGAATCAATTACATTATTGATACCACCGTTAAATATTTCTGTGCTAATTTCAGGCATACCTTAACCTCTATATAGACCAACGAATACAGAACATAATACTAGTATTGCGGGGTCTTGTTTCATTACCACCTGTATCGGCAGTATATGCTCTTAAAGTTTGATTGACTGTACTCCTTTCTGCACCACTAGTACCTGAGATAGATTCTGTGGATGTGAATATTTGGAAGTCACCTTTTACAGAAGTTCCTGATAAGTGATTATGTGACTTGAGCTCATCAAGTTGATTAGTACCAACATTATCACCTGTGGTACCATCACCTCTATCTGTACGGCTTGCAGCGTCTGGATCAGCGCCTCTACCATGGTCCCAACCTCTAAGTAATTGACCTCTATAATCAGGTAGATTGAATGTAGTAGTTCCGTTTCCATTGCCGTAAGTCGTTCCAATTAAGCCAAATAGATCAGAGTAAGTGACTCTAGAAACTGCATTACCATTACATTCTAAGAAGCCTGTAGGTGGTGAATTAGTAGGAAATCCAATAACTGTACCAATAGGAAGTATATTAGTAATACTAGTAATAGCGTCTATTTGAGCTTGAGTTAAACCAACAATCTCTGTAAGCTTAGACCGCTCTGCATCTGTAATGATCTCACCTGATCCAGTATCTGTAATAGAGTTAAGTTTATCTCTTTCTTGAGTAGTGATAATGGCGCCAGATCCTGCTGAATCGATGTCATCTAAAACATCTTGATTCTGGAATTTATGAATACTTGCTAAGCTTGCACATATTTGAGTGATAGCAGAGTCAACTTCATCGGCACTCATCTGTACTTGATCATAAAGCTCCAGAGATCTAGTAGCTAATAAAAGTGGAAGGTCACTAGCATTTAGACCTTTTATATTCTGTGAAAGACCTGTAGATGTCTCTCTGGAGAATGATTCATTAGTACCATTCGTATCAAAGAATAAATCTTGTAATCCTGCAAGATCCTTCTTATATGCATTACTCATGTTGCATCTCCTTGATCAGTAACATTATTAAATAAGTTTCTATCCAAAAGTCTAAGCCCAGCTGCAGGAGCCCCTGCTTGCTCTAATGCCTTAGAGGCAAAAGGAACTAAAGCAGTCATATTCTCATATATATTATCAGAAGCGTTTACATACTCTGTATCTGTAGGAAGGTAAATCCCTCTATTTAATCCCAATGGATGCTCATTTAAATCTCTCTGACCTGTAAATACACAATTTTTAATTATTGCATCACCAGCAGTAATAACCACACCATCAGAGAATCTACCAAAATGACAATTAACTATTGTTGTGCTTCCGACATTATCGGGACTTGGAGTAATATTAGTATTTATACCTGTTGAAGTTAACTCAGATTGGAAGCCATCAATTAGAGTTGTTCCTGAATCGCCATCAATCAAAACACCAGTAGAGACTACACTAAGAAAAGGGTAGTCAGATCCGCAGCCAATCAATTGAACATTTGAACGGGAATCATCTAAATGAAAGCCAATGTTATAACCCCATGTAAAACAATTAGTTACACGTGTCCAGTCCGCATTATTCTGAAGTCTTATAGCAGTACCGGCTCTTGTCTTATCAGTATCTGTAAATCCACCAGCAAAGGGCCAGCATTGAATATTCTCAAGCCTACTCGTATCTTCTGAGTTATCTAAGATTATACAAGATGTATTATCCATCTTCATATCATTAAGATAAGTTCTGCCAGTTGGTCCACTTGAGGTAATCCCAGTTATAAATCCATAAACAGAACATCCATCGACTGTTACATCAGTACTATTAATAGTTATCCCTGTCCCAGAAAAGAAAGGTTCTGGATCAGCAACTCCTGTAGTATCTCTAAATGATTTACTTAATATTCTGATATTTGTTACAGAAGATGATATCTCCATTATTAATGTAGCAGAAGCTCCTAATACTAAACCTGATACCTCATTAGATGCAAAGGCTAGGTGTGTGGCTCTAGTATCCCCAATGATATCACAATTAGCTGGCAAGGTTATTGGACTTGCACAATAAGCCTCAACACCAGTAGGGATATATAAAGAACCACCGTAATCAGCAAGTGAATCTAGAGCTGCCTGAACGTTAGCGGATTCATCTACTTGAGCATCTGTATCTTTAATGTAATCAAGGATATTAACTACAAAATCTTTCTGTAGTGAGTTTAATGTTCTAAAAGATCTCATTATACGTACCTCGCTTCATTGTCTGAGAGCTCTTTATCATAGACCCTTAAGTTTTTATAATGGGCATTAGTGCCAACTATTCTAAAGTCTGTTAGCTGAGTATTATCAATAACAAGATTATTATTACTAAGACTTAACTCCTCTCCATTTTCATAGACCATTTTCTCTCTGGATGTACCATTTGTGCAGGTAAGGCGAAGAGGTCTATTAATAAAACTCCCAGATAATGTACCTGACGTATTAAGGCCATCAGACCACCAAACAATATTATTATTTAATGTACTCTGAAGGAAGTTATTATTAGGGCCTCCAAACCGAAGCCACTGTTTAGCTGTAGAGAATCCAATTACATTCATATCAAAAGATAAGCCCCATCCATCAGACCAAAGAGGAATATTGTCAGGATCTATATCTAAAGTTTCTACTGATCTTGTGGCAACCCCTGTGGAAGTTGGGACATAGGAAGTCATAAAAGATTTGGGCTCAACTTGAACGCCCCATATTGATACATCATAACTAGCTCCAGAAAAATCTAATTGAATATCAACCCAATTTGCTACTGCTGTTGTCGTAATAGTCCTATAGACTCTTACCCATTCAGTTCCTACTGTATTTAAATCAGGAGTGGTAGGGCCGACACCTTCATCATCCAAATCAACTTGACCTGATATACCTGTTGTCCCTGTGATATCTTTGATCCAGAATGACACCGTATATGTTCCTACTGGTATGGCGCTCAAAGATAATCTAAGAAGTGCGCTATTGTCACCAGCAGTTAAAGTAATAGTATCAGCATTGGTCGTTCCATCAGGTGAAACTACATTATTTGAAACTGAACTCCACTCTCCGGAAGGGTCATTCCATCTTGGGCTTGTTGAATCTTCAGAAGGCCACATTTCATTGGTAGTAGCTTCTTCAATTAATAGACCTTGCTTCTCAAATCTTGGTTCGTCTATTGCAGCATATTGAACTATACCATACCTATCTACATAAGAAGCTGTAGAAGATCTATCAAAAGAAACTGCACCAGTACCTATTGGTATAGCCATAGAATTACCAAGAGGCATATGAAATAAGGGGGACATTATATTCCCAATAACACTAGGTTCCACTACCTGAGAATAATTCCCCGACCTATCAAGGTGATATGAACTTGAGCCTGTGGCATCAAGAACAACATCATTGACAGTTTTATTAGTCATTGATTGAGTGGCAGTTAACCCCACTAATTGCTCTTTAATGCCTGCAGGATCATAAATAGCCTTTAGCATAGCATCTGATGAGGTTAAAGTATCTACCCAAGCAGGAGTTCCAAGTGTTTGATCCCAGAACCAAAATGATTTTGTAGCTGTTACAAATGCGTAAGAATCTGTGTATGGTGGGTTTGGATAAGCGTCTATAAGTGCAGCTTCATCTGCATGCTCGCCAAGATAAGAATTTGAGTTATCCCATTGAGTACCCTTCCATTCAAACATGGATCTAAATTCTATAACCCAAGCTACAGAGTCATCTTCAGCAGTAGGGTATGCAGTCTCTAAAGCGTCTTGAGTTGGAAATACTCCTAAGAATTTACCATTACCAATAGTCTCTAATATCTCTTTTAGGAAATCCTCCACACTCTCAGCATCACCTAAAGTCAAAGCATTACTAACAGGTATATGTCTTGCATTGATTTTAGTTATATTCTGATTGAGACCTGTCGATGTTCTACGTGAGAACGATTCATTATTTCGATTGGTGTCGTAAGCTAAGTCTTCAACACCAGCTAAATCTTTTTGATATGTATTATTAGGCATAAACACCTCTCACTGACATTGCGGCATTTTGTCCTGAGGCTACTCTGCCTATTTCTCTATTAACTCTTTCTTGATATTTATTCTCATACAAAAGAGATAGTTCTAAATTCTGTTGCGGCCCGTCTTTCTCGTAGCACTTATGAAGGGCATAGTTATATAAAGCCTGATCATCATCTATCTCAAGCTTACCTAATCTAGGATACCTTGAATACCAGACTCTAAATTTACCCTCTGTGCTCAGTACTCCAGTGACAGCACCTTCTTCATAATTAAATGTATTAGTATCCTCCCCATCTTCATTCTCTAAAGTAGAGTCAACAGTAACACCAAGCTCTGAATCAAATTCAATTGGTGTAGCGTTGGCTATATATAGTGGATCAGACTCATCATAGATTTGAACTCCATCTACTACGATAGGCTCAAAGTCAACTGAATCAGCAGCGACAACTACACCAAGCTCACCAGTGAAATCTAAGTACTCTGATAAGACTTGATCTGTTGGAATTGGAAAGAACCTTAACTGCCTTTGTCCGTCAAGGTCTTGATAGTAATGAGTTACGCTACCTCTTGAGATTCTATATCTAGGGCCAAACTGCCTTTCAATATCTCTTGAAGTAGTCTTCTGAATTACACATCCGTCGTGACGCTCAATGCGATCTACATTAAAGCAATCTTCTGGAAGAGTGTATATTTCTGTATTTTCACGTGTCGTAAGGGGGCCCTCGGACCGGAGAATAAATGTCTTCTCACAGTATTCCCGCTGGCCCTCATTGATATAATCAATAAGCTCATCTTTAGACCAACGGATGAAATTTACATCACCTGTTACTCTTGTGACTTTACCTATGACTCTATCAAATTCATGTGGTAGTGGCATTTTAGGCCCCCTTAATTTAGATTAGAATAACTCTCTAACGTAGTACTCTGCAGCAACCCACACTTTACAAGTGTCAAGATCCGCAGAAGGAACTAGATCAATAGTTCTATCGGCGCTATTATAACGCTTACCATTAACATCATAAGAGCCAGTACTCTTTGTAAGTACAGAAGCTGCATTTAAGTCAAAAGCAGGCTCCCAACCATCAACATCATCTGTATCACCAACGTCACAAGTAACTGCAGAACCTTCTGCAGTAGTAACTTCTAAAGTAACTTTAGTAACAACAGCTTGCTCAGGGAGAATAATTGCCTGAACAACATCAGATGCTTCGACATCATTTCCATCTGCACCGAAGTCAAGAACATTCTCTGCTTGCATTAGGTGTGCACCGATGTGTTTTACCGGGCGAGTCATAGCACCTTTTAAGAATTTTGTAATAGTAGCCATTTTTGCTATTCCTTATTTTATTGAAGTAAAGAAGAGGCCCAGAGTGGACCTCTATAAATTAGCTTACAACAGAAGCTGTGTAGAACTGAATAACAGCGTTATCGTCCTGAAGACCAGTATTGTCGCGATTGAAACGGATCTTAGTAACACCTTTGATATCACCAACAGCGATACCTAGCTGATTACCATAATCGAAGTCCTTTTCAGTCCACTGGATATGACCACGCTGACCATCCATAAGAGGAGCACCAGCCCAGTTAACTGCACATGCACCTGCACCTACAAGTAGGTTGCGAGCAACAAATACAGAACCAGCATTCTCTTCACGCTTAATCTTATCACATTCGATGATTGTAACACCGTCGATATCACAGATTCCACCTTCGAAGAAAGCAGCACGACCTTTACCTTCTTCCTTAGCATAAGCTACATAGTCAGGGTCTGCTTTTAGATCCTGAAGTGACCAAGGGTCAAGGTATAACAAGAAAGACTGCTTGCCGAATGCAGCATCTTTAAATGGCTTGATCTTTTCAGCAGCATTAGCGTTACCAGTGATTGCATGAAGTTTAAGTCTGCGGATACCTTTCACAGTACAGATGTCAGTAGTTGCGATATCATCAATACCAGCAGCAGGAACTGAAGCACTATGAGTAGCTGTAGAGTCTGCAGCAAGCTCACGGTTAGCAGTAGGAGTAGTTGACATTGCATCAAACATTGCGTTGTCAGTCTCTTGAGTCTTCCAATCTAGAAGGATCTCGCGAGCATTCATAGCGTGATTGATAGAAGTACGCTGATCACTCATACCAAGACGGAAACGAACAGCATTACGCTTTTCGATTGCTGTCAAAGTTTGATCGCCGTAGTTCATATCTTGCTCTTTACCTTCTAGGGTAACAGAACCAGTAACGCCGGAATCTTGATCAAGAAGATAAGACTTAGGAAGAGTTAGCTTATCGCCAGCTTCTTTCTCTAATTCTCTCTTAACGATAACAGGAGCTTTCATACTCTCGCCCATAAAAGGCATAAAGTATAGTTCTTCAACATGCTCCTTGAACATGTCATTTGACCACTGTTGTTGGGTCAATTCATGAGTTGTCGGGATATCTAAAATAGCCATTGTGACTTACCTTATTTTAGCGTCTACCTCCCTTCCCAGCTCTAAATAATCCTGACATAGTATCTTTACTCTTAGTAGTAGCAGATGCCTTTACAGGAGCTGAAGAAGGAACTTTCCGTAGACCAGTTCTAGTGTTATTATTACCTTCTTCCATTTCTTTAAGGATCTCTGCACGGAGTTTTTCTTTTAATGCTTCAGCGTCTACCTGATTGGTACTAGCTTCTTGAAGCTTCTTGCCTTCCTCATAAGCTGCTTTAGCTTTATTTGGCGAGGCTTGAATTTTAGCAATTATCTCAGGATGATAAGCTTTTACTGCAAGTAGATTATTGACTACATCATCGTAGTCTTCATGCAATGATCTCTGAACTCCTTCATCAATAGCTAGTTGATTTGCCTGAGGTGCGGCTTGTTGCTGTGGCTGTTGAGTATAACCCAAATCAGCTGCCATCAATCTAAACCATTCCTTAGGATCTGAGTACTGTAGATCATTTAACTCTTCTTGAGTATATTCTTTTTCTTTAGGCTGCTCTTTAGCTTCTTTAAATTTACTAAACTCTTGTTGAAGCTCATTGAAGCGGCGATCATTATAGGATTGATTATCCCGATGCTGCTTTTCAATACGCTCTTTATCAAGCTTGGTAGACTCATATAAAGCCTTATAATCAACCTCATCCTGTGTAGATTCTCCTGCTGTCTCAGTTTGAACCGGAGGCTCTACTTCAACATTAGGTGTTTCTTCTACTTGGTTTTGCTCAAGTCCAGATTCTTCAGAAGGTAATACATCCTCTAGGGTAGCTTTCGCATCCGTGGTTGCTTCCACTCCTGTTGTCTTGTTGCTACCTGCTGTGAACAGGTTATCAAGTTCTGGCATTTTTATAACTCCGTGATTAGGGTAGCTTTCGCATCCTGTTTATTTTATGGGCTTAGGAGGTAGGAGTTTGTCCATCTCCACCCGGCGGCGGTGGCAATACTGCCTGTGCCAATTGTTCCTTATTTGGAAGATCTGTTGTTTTGATAATCTCTGCTAAGAATGTTGCATTATTCTGTAGGGCTGGTGCAACTTTAGTCATTTCAACTAGACTATTAAGTGTTGCTTCATTTGCATTTGCAGACTTAGCTGATTCTGTAATAACGATATCGTATTCAAATATTTCTTTAAGCTCATTAACTCTGGCTTCAATTAAATTCCCAGTGCCATCATCTACTAGTTCAGTAGAATTGAGTTCAGCTGTAGCTATTTGACCATTGGGAAGTTTGTAGCGCATGATCTCTTTATTGGTCATATACTGAGCCATAAGATATACATATAACTCTGCTGCTTTCTTTTTGGTCTTTTCCAAACAATCGTAAAGCGATGTGAGTACTGTGTTACCCTGCCTCAGCCTCATAGAGATGGCCGTGCCTGATCTTGCATTTGTATGCAGGCCCTGTAGCTCGGGATTAACTCCAGATACTCGATGCATCGCACTTACACCTATATCGAAATGTTGGAATGCCATTTGTGCATCACCGCGATTCTCTTCAATCCTAATCTTATTAGAGGATAAAGAACCATCTTCGAAATCATTTATAACTGCATCAGGTTTACATATTTCCTCTTGAACCTTAGCGACATTAGCTAATGCCCCCTTCTCAGCAAGAACTTGTCTTGTACCCAATATATGCATTGATTTAGAGAAGGATCTATTTATAACATCTTGAGGATCAACAAGATCCTTAACTAGTCCGTACGGATCTCCTTGGCGATCTCTATTATAATGAGTAAATACAATAGGAAATTGATTGTGCTTTCTTCCAAATGGCTCAGGTGATACTATAAATACAGAATCAGAGAATACACAATTATACATTTCTGACTTATTATTTTCTGGATTTCTATAATAATACCAACCTTCGATAATCTTAATTCTATCTCTATCAGTATCAACCCATTTTTTTGGGTCATCTATTAAATCATCAAAGTAATCTTTCTTTTCGCGAGTACGATTTACATTATCAGTTTCATCAATATTAGCAGAGTGAACTAAACTTTTAAGCTCCTTCTCTTTATCCGGCCAAGCTTCTATAGCGACATCTAAATCAATCCACTTAGCCCTAAAGATGTGTCTTGCATCTTTATAATCAACTCTCTTACTACAAGCGTCTACAAAAATCTCTTCCCAATCTATATATTCACGGAATATTTCTTTATCGTCAGAATCCCAGTCGATATAAAAGTTACCCCTACCTCCAATAACACCATCTTGAAAAGCTTTGGTAACCTCATATGAGAAGTTATCCTCTTCACCTTTTTGGCGATATATATCTGTAAGTAGTTCAGCTGGAACACTATCTGACTCTTCAAATCCTACGAATTTAATATCTGTACGACCTTGAATCTCTTGGCCTGTGAGTAGATTTACGATAGATTTTGTGAGATTGAACTTAAGTGGTGGCTGCTTCCTAGCCTGCATCAACTTCATTATCTCTTCAGAGAGTTGATCTCCATGATAGTAGTCATGCCACATTCTAGCCCTTCTACGCCAAGTCCTCTCATTCTCAACTGAGGCTTTATACCAACGATGTATTTTCTTAAGCTGCTCCTTCTCTTCAGCAGAAGCATCCTGATTATCTATACTTGTATTTTGGTTTGGCATAGCTCACCGCATTGTAAGTTGATTTGTATTGACTATATCAATAATGTATACTAACTTCATTAGTATATTCAATGTCTGAAAAGTTTAAAATATAACATTATTAAGCATTTAAGGTGAGTAAATGGCTTTAAAGAATGAGGAAAAGCAACGTCGAAAAAGTAAAAAGATTTATGAGAATCTAGACTCTGCTATAGGATTACTCCTTGATGACGAAGACTTTCTACTCCAATACCTTAAGGATCTCCAGAAGAATGATCCGCGTGGATTTAACGACCTAGTTAAAAGTCGATTACCTAAAGTACAACCTGTCGATCAAGACCTTCAGAAAACTACTATATCACTTAAATCAATACTGTATGATCTTCCTGAAGTCGAAGATATCCTTAATGAATATAATAAAGTTAAGGCTGAGAATAGAATGCTCACTACAGAGAATGAAAACCTCAAAGAGCAAGTAGACTTCCTAAATAAGAAAATGCAGAAGATGAGAGCGAAGAATGTCAAATCAGATAATAACTGATGGTGAATTAAAGCAGCTCCGCAAGAAGATGCAGATGTATATGAAGTTCTGGCAGAAGAATCCTGTCTCTTTTATATACATGCTAAAGATCGCTAATATACTTCCTTATCAAGCTGAAATTATTCAATCAATTGTAGATAACAAGAGAACTATTGTAAGATCTGGCCACGGATTAGGTAAGACATTCATCATGGCATTAGGTGCTATTTGGTGGATGTGTACCCACTTTATTAAAGGTGAAGGCTGCTCTATTATCGTAACCTCCCCTTCTGCATCAAACTTAACTACCGTATTCATGCCCCAGTTATCCAAATGCATTGACCTACTCCCAGCTTACTTTAAGGATCACTTCGAGATTACTGCTGAATCTATCTATCAAGTAGAGGATTCAAGAGGATGGAGGTTAGATTTACGTACTGCGAGAAAAGAAAACCCGGATGCAATGGCAGGGCAGCATAATGTTCTATTCCTAATTGACGAATGGTCTGGTGTTCCTATTGAGATTTACCGAGTAGTTGAAGGTGCTATGAGTGATGAAGGTTCAAGAATTCTTGCCATAGGTAACCCTATCCGTAGAACTGGATGGGGATATGAGGCATTCACCAAGAATAAAGAGCTATGGAAGACTTTTCATCTAGATGGCTCAGTTTATACACATGATAAAGAATTCGAAACTATATGGCATGATGCATTAGGAAATCCTCATTCTGATTTAAATAATGGTCGTGTCGATCCCAAGGAAGTGCAGAAATGGTTGGATATATCTGGAGGTAATATAGATGGGTATGATTATCGTATTCGTGTTACTGGCGACTTCCCTCTTGCAGGTAAGAATCAGTTTATATCTCTAAAGGTGATTGAGCCTTGCTTTAAGACTGACTTCCATAAAGATGAGAATAGAGCACATAGTTTAGCACTTGACCCTGCTACAAGTGGTGGTGATGACATCGCTCTTGTACATCGCTGGGGCTCTAACTTAATGAGCATTAAGACTTGGCAGGAAGCAGATACAAGAAAAATCTCTTATCAAGTACGTGATTGGCTTAACTCTGAAGGGGCTAAATATAACTACAAGTTCATTGCTATTGATGCAATCGGTGATGGTAAAGGTGTATATGACTCTGTTAGAGAGATGCATGAGCGCGGTGAACTTAAAAATATAGAAGCTGTATTTCAATACAAATCATCATTTGAAGCTACCAATAAAGAGAGGTATGATAGGCTAAGAGATGAATCTTGGGATAAAATGAGGAACTGGTTTATTAACGAGAATCCACACTTCTCAAGATTGTATACTAATCTATGTGAGGAACTTAGGGAAGAACTTGTAGGTTTAACTTCTGACTTTACTACACATGGTAAGCTTAAACTCGAATCCAAGAAAGATCTTAGGAAGCGAGGAATTAAATCACCGAATATTGCCGATGCCTTAGCTATGACATTTAGTAGGCATGATGATATTCAGATGACACAAAAGAAAGATAGATATGAAGTGGCATTAGAAGAGTATGCTCGTGGACGTAGCAGTTCTATGCCTTGGAATGTAATATAAATGGAGACTGGACATGCCTAAAGGAAAGATGAGTGATGAGCAAAAGCGCAAAATATCCGAAGCGAACAAAAAGCGCCACGCCGAAAAGAAAGCCGCGAAAGAAGCTGAAGAAGTAAAGGCTCCTGAAGTCAATATTAATCAAGAAATGGCTCAAATGGATGACGCTGCAAAGGAAGTAGCGAAACAACAAGCTATTGCTGCAGCAGTTGCTAAGGCATTGGCTGAATTCAACGGCGAAGAATCTAAGGTTAGAATTGATAAGAACAAATGTACAAGACATCCTTATGAAGATGTTAAGCCCGGAGAGAATTGTCAGAAGTGTATAGTGGCTACTCAAAGGCATGCGCAGAGAGTGGCTTTAACAAATAGTGTTCTACCTTGCCCTAAATGTGGAGAGGCAAAAAAAGAAGAGCAAGGTGGATGTATAAAAACTTTCTATAGTAAGAAAGGTCACTACGCTTGCGCTATGTGTGAGCTTGATTATAATGTCAAAGGCGAGTGTGTTACATGGCAAGGCGCTAAGTCTGGAAATGTACTTAATAATGAACTATTATATAGAAAAAGAAGAATGTAGGCTGGTTTCCTTTTTATTGTGGACAATAATTAGAAGGCATACAAATGAGTAATGCAGGAACTTTAGGAAGAAGAGATTTTAGGAATGCTGGGGATGAGGAGCTAATAGGCTGCTCAACCTCACAAGTATTATGGACAGCTGCATCTGGTGATGTGACATTCGGACATGACTCTACATCAGACTATCCCCCTCCAAGATTTATTACATGTAATGTACCGGGCACGTTGAATTGTACTGGCTGGGCACCGGGTGAAGCTATGGTAGAAAGAGTATTGGTAGCTGGGATACCTCTACATTTTAGACCTATGAGTATTACCGCTGCTGGATCTACTGCTGAAATAGTACTGGAGTGGTAAGATGCTACAGGTCGGGCCGCATGTTCGGCCTAAAATCTCTGGTGGCGGCGGCAATCCCTATGCCCCGCTTATAACCCAATGGAATACCGAAAACCTTGGTGGTACTGGTAGTCCTACAAGAACTATAAGATTGCCAAATCTAACAAGAGGTCGTCAATTAGTTGATTGGGGTGATGGTATCCGCAACTATGAAGTTGAACATGAGTATTCTGTTGGTGGGGCCTATACAGTTATCGTAGATGCAATTATTACTGATTGGTCCTTTGGAGCTGTTGGTCGTTATGATGCATTAAAACTTACCAATGTATCTCAGTGCGAGAGTTTAGCTCTTACCTTTGACAATGAAGGCGCTTTTGATGGCTGCAATAATATGACTTGGACAGCTACTGATGCACCTCACTTGATCCAGTCACTAGGAGTTACTTTTAGAGATTGCTTCTTATTTAATGGCGATATAGATAATTGGGATATTAGTCAATGCTTTTCTCTATTTGGTACATTCAATAGATGCGTGGTATATAACCAAGGAATGTCTAGTTGGGATACTAGCAATGTCGTACTTATGATTGCTACATTTAGCGGTGCCACTGTATTCAATCAGCCTTTACCTTGGAATACAAGTAATGTAACAAGTATGAGTAGTATGTTCGGTACTGCTGATGCCTTTAATCAACCTGTAGATCAGTTTGATGTTTCTAATGTCACAAACCTAGCTGAAATGTTCAGAAGTGCTGATAATTTTAATCAGCCTGTACCATCTTGGGATACTAGTAGCTGTACTACCATGAGGGGTATGTTCGCCGGCACTTCCTTTGATCAAGATATTAGCCACTTTGATACATCTAATGTTACAGATATGACTGAGATGTTTGATACGACCCCTTCATTCAGTCAAGATATTAGCTCTTGGAATGTGGGTCAAGTCACAGATATGACTGGTATGTTAAGTGGTAGTGGTTTAACTACTGCTCAATATGACGCTTGGTTAATTAATTTAGACTCCCAACCATTGCAGCCGAATATACCACTAGGTGCAAATGGCCTTACTTACACAGGTGCTGGCGCAGGTGGCGCGGCTAGAGCTTCACTTGTTGGTAGTCCAGCCTTCATGACAATTACAGGAGACTCCCCAGTATGAGTTGCGATCACAATACAATAACAGATATAACACTACCCGCTGAGAAATACATCTTAATTTACTGTGGGAGTGATTTTATTGATGCTGTATTCCTTAAAAATAAAGTAACTTCTGCTCATACAGTAGAGATCTTTGATACAGTACAAGAAACTATTGATAGAGGTGTTGAGCTTGGCTTAGTCTGCGGGGTAGGACATTTAGTTACAGCGCTTGAACATGGGGCCACTCTAAATCAAGATTGTTGGAATATTTTAAACGCTAATGTATGGGAGGTTGGCTCTCCTTATAGGAAGCGAATGGAAGATATGGGCTACACTAAACCAGAATAACTTATTAACATAACCATAAGGGCAAAACCATGGGCTACGAAATTATACAACAAAAACAAGGATCTGCGTCTAATATCTATGAGAAGGTAGACAATGGCGCGGAGGGGACTATACTAGTGACCTTAGCAGATGGAAGCAAGGCGTGGGTAACTCCCGCGTCTTTAGGCTTCGTATCTTCTGGAGATAATGTAAGTGTATTAACTAATGATGCAGCTTATACATCTAATGGGGAGAATGTAATCCTTACCGCTTTAGGTGATGGCGATAAATTCTCTTCTGATGATGGCTCTTATAAAGTTCCTCCTCAATCTGGCACAACCTCAATGAGGGCTGACTCTGGAACTTCTGGACCTCCTGATGATGGTAAAGTGCGCTGGAATAATGGAACGCATGGAAACGCAACACAATTATTTGTATCTGAAGAGAATGATGAAAATCAAGATATCGCCAACTACCTATCAGGTATTGATGTAGGCGATGGGTTATACCTCCAAAACTCTAATGACTCAGGACATTATCAATCTTGGGATATTGACAATGTTGTAGATAATGGAGGTTATAGAACTCTCACCGTTAATCTCATGGATTCAGGTGGTGGCAACTTCTCCACTTCTGGTCAAGGTCAATTATTGTTGATGACTATTCGCAAAGGTGCTGGAACTTTAAATGGATTGCAAGAGGCTCAATCTGGGATACAAACATCACCCACTATTACACCTGTAAGGCCAAATGATTACTTCACATTCTTTGATGAATCTACGGCAGATTATAGGACAACCCAGTATAAAAACATTAATGGTAATAGGGTTGTAATTAACCTTCTAAGTGATTTAGATGATTTCCTTAATGTAGATGTATATGAACTTCCAGCAGGAATATATGAATTTAGTGGTGATATAGACTTTGGTACTAGAAGAATAGTGCTAACTGACCCTAATACAACTTACTCATTTTGTGGAATAGCCCTCCCATTAGTAAGTTATAGCGGGGTAACTTCCTTTATAACTACGGCACAGACTGGGATATTATTAGAGTTATTTAATTTCTTTATTACTACCCCGAATGCAACCTGTGTTGATATGACCAATAACAATAGCTTTATTGTCAACTTTGTAGTATTCCTTAATTGCCAGAAGGCTGGTAATATAGATACATTTGACTTCATCTCATTCAGTGCAGTTCCTGTTATTGGATGTGATGATGGTTTTACTGCTGATGATGTAGTATCAATAAATATGAGATTTCCTCAATATAACGACAACCCCGATACTGGCGGGTGCTACATGAGAGTCCTTGGCGCCAATAGTGAAAGATTGATCGCCTCAGTTATTGATGCAAGACCAGAATCAACAGAATGTTTTATTGATATTGATGCCACCTATGGCGGTGATGTTGCTATGGGTACCGGAGTATTAAAAACAGGAGGAGGGACATTCTTTAGTGCTAGTGGCAGAGACCAAACAGATGTAGATGTAGATGTACAAGGTATTAAAAACGTTAGTAATACAAAAGTATTTGCTGCAGGCCATGTCACAGGTAACGCCACTAAGACCGTAATATCATCTACTGGTGTGGCAGTTAAAATAAATGTGGGATCTACTTGGACTGATGTAGGTAGAGTTAGATTTAATTTTAATGCATCTGGAACATGGACTTATATTGGCAAGGAGACTATAACTAAATTTGTTACTATTGTTGCCACTATTGACCCGGCCGGTGGTGGAACTGATGATGTTTCTCTTTATATAGCGCAAAATGGGACTCCAATACCTACATCAAAAGGAGAGGCCGCTGCATCTGCAGGATCACAAGTTAGTGCCGTTGCCAACATAACATTAAACACAAATGATACATTAGAGGCTTGGGTGGCGAATGAATCAGATACATCCAACTTAACAATAAAAACTGCATCCTTTGATGTTGGTTAATTTCCCCTCAGCGCTGAGGCTAGAGGGCTGGGCTACTCCGTTCTGGGGTAGCCTTTTTCTTTATATAGCTGTATAATAACAATTTAAGAAGGAAACATTATGGAACCTTACGACCCAGATAAAAGATACTTCGGACCTCAAGGAAGTCCTTTGTGTAGACTTATACCAGAAGCACCTCCTACAGTCCCCCAATTAGAACCTGTATTTAATCGAGCTGCCTATAATCATGATGTTGGATATTCCGGCAAGAGAAAGAAAGGCATACTTGGATTAATACGAGAATACTTCGAAAGGAAGCGTATAGATGAAAAGTTCTTATATGATATGGAGCTTGGGATTATGCAATACCTAGCAGAAGACAAAATAACCGAAGAAGAGGCAGATATTTCTATACTGTATGCAAGTATAGCATATAAAGCAGTAAGAAAACTAGGCTGGACATTCTACAGAAAAGGAGAATAACATGTTAAAAGCAGAACTATATGATGCATTAATTGCAGCAGGTTACACAGAAGATCAATTGGCCGGCAAGAAGAAATCTGAACTACAGGATCTATATGACCAACAAGAAATTAATACCACGCCGCAAGCCCCTGTATCTGAAATCAAAGAAATCATCTCAAAAAGAGAAGCCGAATATTGGCTATCAGATGGATCAAAGATATCTTTCAGAGAATTTGATAAGCCAGTTGGATATAACAAGCCTATTCCGAAAGCCGGAGATAAAATAAAGAAGGTTGATGGTAAGTGGGTATTAGTATGATCAATACAAAGATTAAGGCTTTATTAATTATATCGATACTAAGTAGCGGATGCATGACTTACAAAAGCGTAACAAATCATTATTATATGGACAATGGCTCTAAGGTGGAAATACAATCCAGCCCTATATCTGTATCTGGTTCTGATGCAGAGGACTCACTAAATGGAAATGAGCCAAGCTTATCCTTGCCAATGTTGCCTTAAGGATATATAATAAAGCAATGAATTAGCGGATCTAACCCTTATCCTCATTCATTTACTCCCTGGCCCGGTGGTTTTGTTCATTTCCCGCCGGGTTTTTCTTTGCATAAAAAAGGGGCCTCCGTCGAGACCCCAACCATTACAATACTTAGGCTAAATTCACACCAAATCCATTTTAGATTATAGTTTTCCTAAGCTCATAAAAATCAGACCATATCCACCAATAAGAGCAATCTCCTATATTTATTTAGTTAATATTAATCTGTTACCAATACGACCGATGCCCTATCACACCAGAAGCTCTTACGAGAATGTTTTAATCTAATATCCCATCTGTATTAGCAACAACCGGGGTGATTTGATCTGCGTACCATTTTTTATATTGGTCGTAACTATCAAAACTTAAAGAAAATGCAGAGGGGGATTCACTTTGAGGCGGATCTATCTTCCTAGATAAACTATCAATAGAACCATATATCCTATATATCTTACCGCCAAAAAGCGTAACCTCACAAACCTCATCATCCCATTGCTCTATAGACTCTATTCTATCAGGCTTAATCCATACGCCCATAGTGTCGCCATTTACATCTGCCTTAAATCTCATATATCCTTCCTCTTAGACAATTTCAACTTGTTCATCTTTAGCTACATCTATTTTAGTAATCATTCGTAACCCTCAACTAATTTACTCAACTCTTAATATCAAACAAACTAAACAAATCAACACTAATACCAATATCGGTATGCTCATTTCTTCTTTGCCTTTATATAACCTACGCCAGATCCATAATCGAATCCTGCCATATTAGGTAGCCTAACTTTATCTTTATCAATCCACTGGCCTCTTGAAGCTAAAGCCCCATATAACTCAGGATAATCTTTACCAGATATAATAGATCCATCCATTTTTAGATACCCCTCAGAAATAAAAGCTTTATGAAGATCTTCTGAGAAGCCATTACCCCTAACCTTAGGTACAGCAACTGAGCCAATATCTGCAGATCGCAACTGCTCTATATCAATCATTATACCTACTCCTCTTATATCTCTTAAGAACATGCCTCTTACGCTTTGGCTTAGGAAGGTTGTAGAGGCTATTCACAGATTTATCTAGATAATCTAGCTTCTGCCAAGTATTCATCCCCTCAAAAGTCTCCTTAACCCAACTCTTTCCATTGCATCTAGGAGTTTCGGTTACAACAACTCTATCCTCCCTGAAAGTGCCAAGATCATAAATCTTCTTAATACAAGGAGAGCATATATATATCAATTTAGCACACTCATATCCTCTAGTAAGATTATCAAGACTTCCACATTCCCTGCAAGATGGCACACAATGCTCAGGAGAATGATCCCCATCAGAACTTCCTTGATCTATACCCATACGAGAATAGAACTTACGCTCTATCTCTTTAGCTTTATCGTTATCAGTGACCCCGTATAACTGCTCACCTAATGGTGTTAATCTTCCCATTATTCCTCTCCTCTCAACAAATGCAAATCCCATTCACTCTGCCAAGCCATCAACTCCTTAGGATCCATCTGCAAAGCAGCACCTAAAAATAAAGCAGTCCTAGCAGTAATCCTACGATCCCTCTTCAATAAGTCAGATATATGAGACTGAGGTAAAGTACTAACCTGAGATAAACGATAAGCAGTAATGCCACGCTTCTTTAAAATAGAAGCCAGACGCTCCGAAGGTTTAGTCATTTAAATAACCCCATTATCCTTAAGCTCCTTATCAATAGAATCTATAACATACTTGGCATGATGAACTATATTCTCCTCACACCTCTTACGAGCATGCTTAACAAAATCTAACATCTCATCACTATGAGGATTCTCTATGCTGCTCCAGCTATTCCACTCATCCGCTCTTATATTAGGATCATCTATAAAAGCTCTTAGCTTAGACTTGAATCTAACAATTTCATTTAGATACTTTAATTGACCTACATCCATAATCATTTACTCCTGTAAACCTTGGAGGTATAATTTATATAGACTCCTATTCTGTGCATTAAGCAGACAGAGAGGATTAATATCTAATGCATTAGCAATCAAATGAGCATCATCAAGTGACATCACCCTACCACCTTCAATTATCTCATCTAAATAAGACACTGATAATCCCGACAATTTACATACATCACACTTAGAAGAATCTTTAAAATTAAATACCTCAAGCAAAGTATCCCCAAAACTAGAGGCTAACTCTAAAGATAATAATAAACCCTCAGAATACTCTGAGTAAAAATCCTCACCACCCTCTTCATTCAATAACTCTAAATGAAGTATAGATTTACTGAAGCCACCCAAGAATAGCTTAAGCTCCCTATCTGAAAAATTATAATCAGAATAAACATCTAAGATAATATTCTTATATTTATTCAATTCAATAATACTCTTATCATGCAATCCCATAATCATTTACTCCTTTGTTGATTACATATATATACTAATGCGAAACAGTACTATTGGCAAGTAGGAGTAATTGGAAAAATGGATATTTTTTAGAAGGGATAGTTCAAAAGTAAAAAATGGATATTTTCTCTAAGGGGCGGATTAGGGGTAAATGGAAACCCGATGGGCTTGGCCCCCATGGTGTATATAGGCTATGGCTAACGTCGCATAATAACAATAATGTATAGCAGTTTGTGCTCAGCTACAACATGCAATTACACTGCTACGAATACTGATTGTATGTCGATATTCAGCTATAGATACAGGCATTAGCTACTGCTTAGTGTGGGGGACATCAGGTTTGGGCAATACGATATTCGTAAATGAAGCGTTTTAAGGTGGGTACAAAGCAATTAGTTGTCTGAGGTACTATCAAGGTCATTGTATAGCGGTGAAGAGGGGTCAATGTGCTTTAAACAGACCACAAGATCATCAATTATCTTTCCCTCTCTCTTATCCTCTCTCACGTGCGCGTAAGACTCTACTCTATGCAGCTCGGCCTTTATCCTATGATATATGAGCTCAGGATCTTCATTAATTAGCTTAGCGATTCTATTAATAGCTATCTGCAGCATTCTATCAGTCTTGATATAATTCTGTCTATGTGCAATGACTTGATAGCCTTGATCGGCGAGTTCTTGTCTTGCCTGGAATTTCTTCATTCCTCTGAGTGTATTAATAGCCATAATTATTCCAGTCTTTATGATTATATTCTTGAGAGGTCGAAGTTATTCCTTGTGAGTCTGCGGGCAAGTGTTCTGTGATTGCTTAGTTGTTTGCTTGACTTGATAGATATGCGGTTGAGGTCTTGCATCGCTTCGCTCGCGCTTTTTTCTTCGCTCAGTTATTTCTAATGAGTCTGGTGTGTATCAGTAATTAAGCACAAGGTCATGCATGTGTGTCAAATCGTTTTTTAAAAATAGTTTGCATTTAATGGGTAAATGATAGCATATGATAGTATTATACTTCAGAACAGAATTGCTTTTCTAATTTTTCTAACTGCTTCATATATTCAATTATTATAGAATATATTGGATAATGTAAGTATCCATTTGGATTCTCTTCGTCTTCTCCAAAGTACATGTGTCGTATTCCATCATAAAAGGCGTTACCATGGCAGATTAATACATATTGCGATTTGCCTACTGCTTCTAATATTTTAAAATCAAAGCCATTCTTTTTATCCCTTGGCTTATAAAATATAACAGACTCATCTAATTCTATTTCAATTTGTTTCCATTCTGCTACTTTCCATTCTTCGATCGTTTTCATTTTATCCTCTCATTTATCTGTATGTATTAATATATTATCCTGTAGTTATATTGCAATAATATAATTTTCTTTCATTTTTTATATTAAAAGGTATTGACGTAATATAATTATCGCTGTAAGATTATATCAACACAGGCAATCAAGCCTTAATCAAAACGGAGTAAATGAAAATGTACGGTACAATCGAATGCGAGTTTTATATCGATAATAAATGGATTGACTTCAAATCTACTTATAACGGCAATTTCTTTATTAAAGAAGGTTCAAAAAAACAAATTAGAGTCAAAAAAGCTGAATTCGCGAAAAGATTCAATGAATGTTTAACAAAGTCAATTAATAAATAATTAAGGAGTAAATGACAATGAACTTACTAGAAGCAACAAACAAAGTACGTAAAGAATTATCTGAAACTGACACTATGATCGCTTTACTTGAAGTGATCGACTATAAAGGCGCTGATATAGATTTTAATGACATTACAGATGCATGCGATATCAACGAAATATTAGACTATGACGGTTCAATACATGAAAAAGTCGATGGTTTAATTGACATCTATTATCATGATCTGCGTAAATGGTCTGTAGATAACTATAGCTATATTGAAGATGCCATTGAAGAAGGCTTATGTGAAGGCGTAACTGATTTTCATAAACTAATACAGATGGGTCAATATGTTTACTATCGTGAGCAAATGAGCGAATCTATCAATGAATTATATGACGCGATCATAACAGAATAACCAAACCATAACCATAACCATAACCATAACCATAACCAACTAAACGCCAGCCTGCAGTTAACAGCTGCGGGCTTTTTGGGTGAAAACTAATAAGGAGTAAATAAGATGAAACTTCCCATATACAAAATAATATGAAACTTCCCATATACAAAATAATCAACCGAAATACTGGCAGTACTTTTGAAGAGTATAGATATTTCAGCGATACAATAAAGCGCGTTGAGTACTTAAATAATCTTTTCAATAAAAATAAATTCTACTACAAATGTATTATAGGTAAATAACATGCACTTATCTAAAAACTTAAATACACGCGTTCTAAGCGCGATTAACAAGCAATCTAAGGTTAGAGTATACGAAGCCAAACTAATTGCATTGTATGTACGTATCTGTAACGCAAAAAGCAAAGTAAGAGGTTGAACTATGACTAAAGAAGAGTTAAAAAAAATAAGAAGCTTCTTAAAAAAGCATAAACATGCCGGTCTTAATTGGTCTAAGCAGTGTTTAGCAGATCAAATGTTAAGAGGTCATCAGGTAGTAGTACGTTGGGAAGATGGAACAACAAAAATACCGGAAATATGCGCTAAAAAAATCCGTGAATATTACTCAGATTGTGCGTTTACCCTAATATCTAAACCCGTGCGCCAAAAATTAACTCCAGATAACTTTGACAAAGTAGCTAAGTTCATATCTAATCTATAGCCTTTAAAAAGCATAAAAAAGCCCCGCTTGGAAGATCCGAACGGGGTTATTTTTTGTCTTGATTTGGTAAATCGGTCCTAGCCAATTAGCTCTTTCCTCTTCTTAGGAGCTCTTTGGGGTTTATACTTCCTTCCACATCCAATACAGGCATATTGCCAACCAGATTGCGGCTATTAATATTATTAACTTCACTTCATTACTCCTGTGCACCTATCCTCGAAAAGCGCGGCGACTGGATGGAAAGTTTTATCCTCAAAGACATCCAATGGCTCATGAAATAAGGTTAGTTCCCCGTCACCGAAGTCGTACACATACTTATAAAAACCCTTCATTGATTGGGCTTCAAAATGTAATCGCCCTAAGTGACGACCATTAACAAAAGCCAAGCAATCACCTGCATTAAAATCCAACATCTCAACCTTCTTATCAGGCCACTTCTCCTGAATCCTCTGCTCCAGCGTCTTTTCTGGCTGTGGGATTTCGTGAGGTTTAGCAGGGCGGAGGATACAATAATCACTATCATCAAAATGATCTTCGCCGAAATCGCAACCTTTAATGATATTTTTATTTTTAGGGATTGTGTATTTATGAGAATCGACAAAGTAAAACTTTTCCGGATCAATGACCAAGCGGTAGACCACATCAGGCAGGCCAATACTTTTTGAGGTTCTCATTACCCAATCAATAGTGCTTTGAAGCTCATACTTATAATTCTCAAAATCGAAATTAGCCTTTTGATCTTCTGTTAAGTTCTTCCATTGTATTAAGTTAGTGGCCTGATTCACTTCTTCACCTTCTTTCCCATTTCCTTTCCGCAATTCTTACACACGACAACATATTTGAACTCTATGCTATCCCTAACTTCGCCTTTGCAGTTTGTGCATTTTTGGGTCATCTACTCTTCTTCCTTTTTAATATTGCAATAACTTATAAAGATTTACTTTCGCGTCATAGATGTCATTTTCTAATTTAATAGAATCGTTCTTTTCTTGGAAATCCTCATCCATAAATAAGTCGTAGACCTTATTGACTAATTCTTTTTTAGAATTTAATAGGTATTTGTCGATATCGAACTTTAAGTCACTTATGAGTTGATAGGGGCAGGATGTATCATATACATCATCAACAATAAAAGAAGCTTGACCAATCTCAGGTATGTGAGAAAATAAATATCGCCATTGTTTATCATCACTACATAATAAATTATACTGCCCCTCACATGCAGATACCTTCACATGATGCCTCTTAATTCTTCGACCCGATCTTACACTAGCCTCACCGCATTCAGGGCATTTATGTAAATGTGAATAAAAGCTTCTACTCGCTTCATACTCGCACTTTGTACAATGTTCTGTAATTGGCGCTTTAATCCTTACTCGAATATCTCTCATCTACTCTTCTTCCTCTTTTCTAAATCTAAATAAGTCACACCAACCGCATAAGCAGCCCACATATCTTTACTAAACCCATAGAAAAAACCCGGGTCAGCCTTTACCCCTTTTCCCCCTTTAGCTTTATGCCTCTCATAACTAAATCGATCTACTAAAGCCTGTCTGATATTAGAGTCCTTAGCTCTAACTTGGCCGCAGATGTTCATTTTTATATCTTTCCGGTACATTCTAGATGAAGGCACCCCCATTTCATCAGCCTGTTGAAGATACCTACCAATCCAAACACAAGTATCAAAAACTGTTTGGCCAACTGCCATACCATAAGATGCGACCATTTCAACAACTATATGATCTGGATTATATTTGTAATAAAGATTATAAATATTCTTAACTAAAACAATATTCTCATCCTTTCCCTTCTCAACTACGGTATAATCATCATTTATCAAGCACCAACCTGATTCTATGTTACCCGGGTCAATTGCTAATATCTTCTCAATTTTTGGCATAACAATCACCGCAATAAGCTTTCATCCCTTCTAGCGAATCTTTCAACAACCTCAACTCTTTTTTGCATCCTGCGCACTCTGTAATAAACGGCGGTTCCCAGCCTGGCGCGCAAATCCCCGTATTTTCTAAGTCCTTTGATTCTGTCATTTCTTATGCAACTCCTCTAATTGATAACATAAATCAGCTATTTGAGAACATATCTTTATAGCTTCTTTTTCATTCAATGGATAATCAACCTGAATGCCATGGCCAGTCCCGGTCTGATACATATCTTTTATACTTGAGTAGGATAATAAATTACTATCTATCATAACCATTCCCATTACACAAGATATTGTTATTTTCATTTCCTCTTCTCCTTTTTCTCTTGTATCTTTACCTTAATCTCACGCGGCGTATTTGGCCTGCGCTTCATATGCTTTAAGATCTGCTTGTTTGAGTGTCCGATTTTCTATTCTCCTTTTTCACTTCTTCCAATTCCGCCCTAAGCCAATAAGTCTTCCATATATCCAGTTCATTGTCATTAGGTGATACAGCTATATGTACACCATTCATGCAAATGACATTTACAGAATTAAACCTCTTGCAATCCTCTATGCACCTTCGAATCTCAGAGCTTATATCATAATGCTTAAACTCAAAGTAATTGACTCGTTTTATCACCGCTCATTCTCCTTTTTTATCTCTGGATCATGCACAGTTGTTTTTGTGTCGCAATCCATAAAACCATCCTCTCTTCCATCGCCGTTTAGTAATTTATGAGCCTTTTCTATGGCCTCCTCTTCACTTTCAGCTTCTACTTCAAACCAAAAACTTCTAACTTCATCTATCTCAACTTCATATTTCACCACTCTTTCTCCGCTTCATATGCTTCAAGATTTCTTTGTTGCTGAATCCGATTTTTTGTACCTCTCTTCTATTCTTCCAAACTTCAAAACTTCATTAGAATTTAAAACATTCTCAACTTGCTCATAGACCTCCAATTTATGAATAATCCCAATAAGAGGAATTCAACCTCCTTATTACGCTTTTGCAATGACTTACTAAAATCCTCAATTACTCTGGCGTTATTTAATGCAATCCCGTGATAGTTTGGGTTACTCATTTTTTAGCGCCTCGTCAATTATCTTATGTACTTCTCGATCGCTACTATAAACTGACGGCATAATCTCTTTAACCTCCTCCAAAGCTTTGCGGTACTTATTATTGAGATTGGCTTTAACACAATCCATACATATAAAAACTACACCATTGGCAGTATTTTGGTACAGATAAGGATCAGCCTCAGTTAAAATATCTGATTGGCATTGTGTGCATTCTATCATCATTTGTTTAGCGCCTCCTGTGCTATATCTTGAAAAATTTCGCCCCTTGTCTTTGTAAGATTATCTGTAATAGTCCAGTCTATTTTGCCTGTCGCTATCTCCTCCAGCGCCTTTTTGTACTTGTCGCGTTCTTTAATCAACTCATTCGCTATAGCACCATTTATAGCCTCATACTCTCCGTATTCCTCACTCATCCCTGCCTCCTTTTTGCTGTAAATACTATTAATAAACTCATCATCAAATAATAATCTTTCGTCAATATCATCTAAATTCACCAATTTAAACACCCGCATGTTTGTGGATTATCTTTCATTTCGTCAACTGTCCAAAATTCCATTTGATTTAGTTCCTGCTCCCAGTTCCATGAACGGCCTAAACCTCTTGTATTATCAAGTTTGGCGCCTCTCTCCATTTTTAAAGCTTTCTCCATTAATTCAGGATAGTGTTGGTCTAACTGCCTAACTTCGCCACGTGACATAGCCGGGCAAAAGAAACATGATGATTTTGAAGCACAGAAACCGACCTCATTAATCTCTTTTTTCAAATCTTCCCTAGTCTTCCCCCATTCAATAAGCGGAAACCAGATTTTCATATCAATTCCAGATTCTTCCGTATTCTTGTTATTTTCAACGCTTGTTAATCCTCTTCTAGCCCGGTCAAATTCCAAAGCATCAAAACCTAGAATTTTAATTATATTGCGATGTCCATTAGCTCTTAAGTATTTTGCGATAGGTCTTATTTTGTGTTTTTGGCTGCAAGTGTGATGCCCCATAGCAAGGGCCGGTAAAGTTTTTCGCCTTATACATTCATCGTAAAGAGTTTCCTTATTTTTAACGACAATAATCTGCTTACTCCATTTCTTATCAAGCCACTTATTAAGCTTCTCTATATGCGCATAAATATCCGGCCTTTCACCGCCAGTATCAGCGAATATTAAAAGGTCTGGCATATATCCTTGTCGGTCAAACTCAAACAGCATGCCAGTGGAATCCACACCACCACCAAAACTAAAAACTATTGTTCTGTCTTCTTTTGGCATATCTGACCAGTAAGTATAATCAGACTCTAAGAAATCTTTCATTTCTTCTGTCATCCCTGCTGCCTCCTTTTTGCTGGTAGTCTATTAAGTTCTTTTTCTACAACTACAGAAAATATTCCGTTATCTTGATTAACTTTGCAATGAAAATCTGCTATAGCCTTCTCCTCGAATACTCCCTCAATAAACGGGTTGTTCTGTGAAGTCGTGCATAAAACGCAGTATAAAATATCACCATCCATTTACTGTTGCTCCTCCTTTATCCTCTACTTTAGTAAGATCATCTAATGAGCTTCCACTAGAATTATATTTGCCCGTAGCATATTGGTAGAAAAACTTACATGTTCCTAAAGCACCATCGGTCTTATATTTGATTTTAAGTATATCCACCTCAACAGGCTTTTTATTGTCTTGCCTATCTCTCCAAACTGAAAAAATATTATCCGCTTTGGCATTCCATGTATAACCGCCGGCGATATCATAAGCGGTTGTCTTATAGTAATTGCCGTCTTTATCCTTCTGTGGGTTCTTTGGGTGCGCTACAAGCCAGAATGATAAATCATACTTTCTAATAAACCGCTTAATCTTCCTAAGCATCTTAGCCAAATAAATATCTTCTCTTGGGCCTATTGTGTGCTCTATCTCATTCCAAGGATCAATGATAACGCCCTTAATCCCTTTCCTGAATACAAGAGTCCTAATGCGCTCAAATAGATAATCCATTGTAACTTCATCTTTATCGTTATCGACAATAAGATTTATATAGTTACTAAGCTCATTTATAGAATTACTAAGCGTTGCTTCATTAAAGTCATTGAAGTTTTTAGCTTCATATTTTTCAGATAACTTCCTGAAATACACTTTAACCGGATAGTTTTCTGGAGAGAATACCGCCCACTTAGCGCCATAATTATGAATTGTGTTAATCATTAAATCGTCAACCCATTCACTTTTACCGCTGCCAGGTGTACCTGTCACTACATTAAGTTGACCGCCTTTGACTTTTAAATGTTTATCCATATGAGGCCAGCCAGTTTTCCAATACTCCTGAGCAACCCCGTTATACATATCAATTATTTCATTTTCGTAATCCTTGAAGGTATGTAAACCATCAACTGGATAATGTTTCGCAGAGATTAAAACATCTTCTACCGCTTCAGGCCCTTCTTTAACTAGAACGTCATTTATATCCTTGCTGCCTTCTGGATATTGGACAAACAAACACTTATCTATCCCTATGCGCCTTTTTAACTCAGACTCTAAGAAGCGGCCATTTTCATCATTATCGGTAACAAGTACTATTTGCTCTATTTCATCAAATAACTTCATTGCCTCATCTGTGAAGTATGAGAACTTATTATCTAAATTATTGGCCGTTGGGTTTGGCGCTCCATCTGGAACACTGACAACATCCTTGAAGCCGCATTCTATCAGAGTTAGCGCGTCAATCTCTCCCTCTGTAATAAATAGCTTCTTAGGCTTCTTCTCTAATGCCTCGAAATTATAGAAGCACTTCTCAGCGTTAGCATCTTGCGCCATATCCTTATTTGCTGTTCTATACTTCGTGTTTACTCTCTGATTGCCTTTGATAAATTGAAAAGCTATCGTGTCTACTTCGGCCTTATATTGCGGCATCCATCTTGTGCAACCTCTGACATTAGATTTAAAAAGCGTATCTTCTGAAATTCCTCTATTTGTGAAGAAAGCTATTTCAGGCTCTTTAAGGGCTCTTAACTCGCTAGGCTTATACTCACTTTGTTTTTTTGGCTTAGGCGGCTGTGGGATATAGTTCTGGCGATTCTGTGGGTTTATTTGGCCGTTATTCCATCCACATTTGTGACAATTGAACAATCCTTGGTTTGGATCTACCGAAAGACTATCTTCTTGCCGCTTTCCTAACTTTGGACATTCTGGACATTTAGTTTTGTGCTGCCCTGAACCTCTAAGCTCGATGCCTAACTCTTGAAAATTAAGCATTGTTTCGGCCCCCATTTGGGAGTAGTTTATTCTCATCCTTAAACCATACCGCAATCATTTTTTGCTTCCAATTATTAACTTTATTGCCTTTACTATCTTTCCAGTCGTTATAATGATAATAATGGTACGCCTTTGTTGCAGCATCCTCTCTATATCCACGGTCTATGAAGAATGATTTTACTTCATTTAGGTCAGGAACAATAAATCC